TGCCATCCTCACAGGAAATCCGGGTGGTGTTGGTCATGGATGGCTCAAGCGATTGTTTATTGAGCGAAGATTCAATGATAGAGAGAGATCCTCTGATTACGTTTTCATTCAGGCTTTGGTTGACGACAATGCCGCTCTTGTGGCGAATGACCCGGCATACGTTGCCCGCCTTGAGGCCGAACCAAATGAAGCAATACGTAAGGCATGGCGCTTTGGGGATTGGGATATTTTTGCTGGCCAGTATTTTACTGAGCTTCAGCGCGATAAGCACTTGGTTGACCCCTTTGAGATCCCTGCCCACTGGAACCGCTTTGGAGCTTATGACTTTGGTTTTAATCACCCTGCTGCTTTTCTTTGGTTCGCTGTAGATGAAGACGGTAACGTCTATCTCTACAGAGAGTTTGTAAAATCTCAGATGAGAGTTGATCAGTTTTGCAAGGAAATTAAGGCCTTTTCGGACACAGAAAAACTATTCACAATTCCTGCTGGATGGGACTGCTGGGCAAAGAAAAGTGTTATCAGCTCTGGAACTCCTCCCACCATTGCCGAGGAGTTTTTAAATCATGGGATTATTCTAGCGAAGGCCCAGATAGATAGAGTTCAAGGCGCGTCTCAGTTAAGGCGTTACCTCGCGTGGAGAGGGACAGAGACAGAGACGCCACGACTGTTTATATTTAAAAACTGTTCAGTTACTTGGAACGCAATTACGCGCATGGAGTATGATCCGGATCATCCAGAAGACACGCTTAAGATAGACGCGACTGATGGAGATCCGATGAGTGGAGACGATGCATACGACGCCCTGAGGTATGGTCTGATGTCTCGACCACAATTAACGGACAGACCAAAAATTAGGATTAGGCCCGGCACCCCACAGATGATCTCACACAATAAGAAACTTTTAGATGAACAGCTACAGAAAGAGATCGATAGACAACAGGCTGATGAAAACGAGAGAAAACAGTTTGAGACCTTCGGGATGGAATCAAACGAAATTGCTAAATATTACATTCAAGAAAAGAGACACAGATAATGCTGAACGATGAAGGCAAAGAGCTTTATGAGTTTAAGCTTAAAAAGCGCCAGCTTGATTTATTAAATAAGTTTGCAGCAAGGAAGCTTTACTCAAACCGAGACCACTACAACTCGATGAGTGATCTGGTCTGCACACCAGAGGGCATGGTTCCTTCAAATCCAGAATACCGCGCACGCATGGAGCGCACAAAAAAGCTAAGGGACGCATTAAAAACCTACTCTGGAGATAAGGACTGCGCGGAAGATATTTTGTTTGATCTCAAAAAACGAGCAGAGAAAAACGGATTAGATTTTAATGCGATTGCATTAGACAAGCTTTACGAAATAAAAGGCAAAGAGCTACCCAAAACCCTGCATACAATTAACAGAGAAAGCCTACCAGAGAGAGAACCAAGCCCGTTTTCAATGTGGGTGCATGATAATTTCCCATGGCTTTTGCTCTATTCTAGTCTCACAGTATTGTTTCTGATCTTCGTTTGGGTAAGACACGGGGTGCTTTGGGGATGAAAACGAAACAAGAAATAGAAGAACTATTCGAATTAGCTAGGGAAATGAGAGTTCCTTGGGTTGAGTTTGATGGTATTAAAATGCCAGTGCCACAGTCTGTGGCTAACACTGCTACACCCGCACCGGAAAAGTCTCCAGAGCTAGCGTCGGGACCAGGGCACGAATTCACGGATGAAGAGATTCTCTTTTGGTCTACGCCTTATTTTGACGAAATGCAGGCCGTTAAAGAATTAAGAGAAAAACACGCACAAGAGGCTAAAAACTTAAAGGAGTAAGTTATGTCCAAGACAATTCAAAGATCCAATATGACGCAGACCGATTCAAAAGGGAAAGTCATCAGAGAGCCGCGCGATAATAGCGAGGGAAACTCTACAAACGTTCGCTGGTATACTTTAGAGGGCGCTGCGCTCGCCGGAGCCATTAATGCTAATTTGAATTTTATTGCTCAAAACCAGTCCTCACGACTAGAGCAGTTAACGGTTTCGACCAGACTTTATGGCAACACGAATGCTTATAATATTTTAGGGGCAGCGGTCTTAAGGGCAAGCGCAGTTAACTCTAATCCCATGAGTCAGCGCATTAGCTTTAATCTCTGCAACAGCGTAATCGACACTCTTATTTCGAAGATGGCGAAAAACAAAGTGGTGCCTACGTTTGTTACGAACGGTGGGGATTGGTCGATGCAAAAAAAGGCTAAGCTCTTAACCAAGTTTGCCCAGGGCGTAGACTATGAATTAAAAGTTCATGATCTCGCCATTAATGCATTTCGAGATGCCGCAGTGTGGGGCGATGGCTTTTTGCATATCTTCAATAAAGACGGACGGCTGGCCATCGAAAGAGAGCTGCCACACAATCTATGGGTTGATCAAGTTGAAGCACTTGTTGGCCCTCCCAGAAGCCTATACCGCACAATGATCATGGATCGTGGCATTGCGTGTGAATTATTCCCAGAGCTGGAAGAGCAAATCATGACGTCTAGCCCGCCGAGTTATAATGAAATTGGTGGTGTTGGAACTTCTGCAAATTTAATTGAAGCAAGAGAGGCGTGGCATCTACCTTCTTCGAAGGGAACCAATGATGGGTTACATGCCATTGCAATTAACGACGCTGTAATTGCAGAAGAATACAAAGACGATTACTTCCCGTTTGCTCACTTCTGTTACACAGGAGCGGCGAGATTACTCGGATATTATGGTCAAGGCGCTTGCGAGAGACTTCAGAACATCCAAGGCGAAGTTAATCGCAATATGATCACCGTGCAAAAAGCGCTGTGGATGGGAGCTACTGCGAAAGTATTCTTAGAGAATTCATCTAAGGTCGTTTCTCAGCACTTAAATAACGACGTGCTTCCAATTATACATTACACGGGTCAAGCCCCGATCTTTTACACTCCTCCGCTAGTTCAGCCCGAGATCTACCAGTGGATCGATTCGTTGATTGATAAGGGTTATCGTCAAGAGGGCGTCAGCCCACTTTCTAGTCAGGGCGTGAAACCCATGGGCGTTGATTCTGGCAAGGCGATTAGAGCGATGACTCAAGTAGAGGACGATCGATTTCAGTTTATGGGTCAACAAATGGAATCTTTTACACTAGAGATTCATCGTCAATGCATTAACGTGATTAAAGAGATGGCTGGCGATAAAGGCGGGTCTTATGAAGTCACTTTCCCTCAAGCGAATTTCATTGAGACGATCGATTGGAAGGACATCAACCTAAGCGAGGACCATTATGTTCTCAAGGCATTTCCAACCTCAGAGCTTTCTGATGACATTTCTGGTCGTTTGTCTGATGTTCAAGAACTGGCCCAGGCTGGATTTATCTCACCTCGCACTGCTCAGCGTCTTATGGGTATGCCTGATGTTGAAATGCTAGATACCCTAACCACGGCCGCTGAGAACAGAATTCATCAGATGCTTGAGAAGATTCTAGATGACGGGGAATTTACACCGCCTGAAGAAAATAATGACATAGGCTTAGGAGAGCAGCTTGTTCTTCAGTATTACAATTACGCGCAGTACATGGGCGCTCCTGTTGAGAGACTAAATATGCTCTTACATTGGAAGTCTCAACTACAGGTGATCAAGCAGAAAGCAATGGAAGGTCAAGCAATGATGGCCATGCAAGCGCAACAAGCAGCGCAGCCAATGGCAGCACCTCAAGCAACGCCACAGTCTAATTTGGTTCCAAACGTAGCAACTCAAACAACGCAACAATAAGGAGATAGAATGTCTAAGGATGCAGCAATGGCTTTAGTAACCCAGCCAGTAACCACGCCGGAAATAGTAACGACGGCTACATCGGAGCAGGCACCAAGCCCTGTTACCAATCCAGAAATCCCTCAAGCGGACGCCGCAAGGTTTGCCGCTATTGCCCGTAAAGAGGCGATGTTTCAAAAAGAGCGAGAGGCTTTCAAGCGAGAACATGAGGCATATCTTAAGGAAAAAGAACAAGTTAAGGGAGTTCTCGATAAGGCTAAAAAGTTTGAGGAGCTTAGGTCCACCGATGGCGTTGCTGCACTAAAAGAAGTTGGTTTTAGTGAGACCGATATTTTCAATTTATTCGCATCTCTTGAGCCCAAGAAGGAGCTAACGAGTGAGGAGAAAACAATTGCGGAGGCAAAGGCAGCAGCAGCAGCAGAAATTAAAGCTTTCAAGGAAGAGGCAGCCAAGAAAGAATCTGAGGCAGCAGCAGCAAGAGACAAGCAGCTCATCGACGGACTTAAATCAGGAATCGGTGACTTTATCAAAGCAAACCCCGAAGAATATAGATACTGCTCCTACTACGGAGAACCCGCAGTGGAGCAGGCTTATGAAATTATTAAAGCGGGATTAGCTTCATCCAACGGAGAGGATCTCATTGACTTTAAAGAAGCCGTTAAAATGGCCGAAGAATATTTTCAAGAAAAGGATTTAGAGATGGAAAAGATTAGAAAACGGCCTCAACCAGAACAACCCACCGAGACACCAAAGACGCCGGAAAGATCCCGTACGGTTACCCCAGGTGATCCGAGATACCAACAGAACCCAACCATTACTCGCACGCGTACTCTCTCTAATGACGCAAGGGTTACAGGAACTAATACGGTTCCTAAAAACGAGACTAGAGATCAGAAAAAAGAGCGCCTAATCAATATGATTAAGAGTGCGGGTCTGAGAAAGTAATTGTAAAAAAGTGTAAAGCGGGTCCTTAGCTCAGTGGGCTAAGAGCAGCGAGCTGTTAACTCGAAGGTCCCAGGTTCAAGCCCTGGAGGACCCGCCAGATTATCACTTTTCCACAGTAATAGAAGCCCTGTTTTCTCGGTTATAGACACACCTCACCAGTTAAGAGGCAAGGGATCGGACTTCGAATAGGCATTAGCTTATTCAATTTCTACTTTTGAGGTGTTTATGGCTAACTCGCCAGCGTATATATCCCAGGCTTCGGTTCCTGGTATTTTAAAAGAACTCTACGATGATCAGAAAGTTCAATGGCTCACGTACAAAGACAATCCTACGTATGCCATGCTTAAAAAAGAAACCAAGTTTCCAGGTAAGTATTTTCCGCAGCCTGTGGTGTGGGGTCTTTCTCAGGGCGCAAGCGCGACGTTTGCAAGCGCGTATGCTAATCAGACCAGCCCACAGGTGGCTGAGTTCCTGGTCACTCGCGTAGCGGACTTCTCGCTCGCCACGATTGATGGTCAGCTCTTAGCTTCGGCCCAGACCGATCCGGGCGCATTTATTGATGGCGCAGAATTGATGATTGATGCCGCGTTTCAAACCGCCGTTAATCGTGATGCTTCTGGCATCTTCCGCAATGGCGCGGGCACGATTGGTCAGATGTCGGCCTTTTCGAATATCGGAACTGCTTGGACGATTACTCTTAGTAATCCAGATGACGCGGTTCAGTTTGAAGGCGGTCAAACTATCGTTGCTGTTCAGAACGTCGATGGTTCTGGCGTTCTTTCGAGCGACTATGTTGATTTGACTTCGGTTAATCGCAATACCGGCGTGTTAATTGGAACCGGTTCTACCGCAACTCCTTCGGCCGCATGGACTGGCGCTGCTTATTACCTTGCTATTCAGGGTGATACTCCGACGTTATCTAACAACAACTTCCAACCCACAGGCTCTACGACAACCAACAGCTTGCTCCGCATCGCGGGCTTCGCTGCTTGGCTCCCTATCTCGGGTCCGCAAGCTGGTGACTCCTTCTTTGGCGTGAACAGAACGTTAGATCCTCAGCGTTTAGCTGGTGTGTTCTTTGACGGCTCTACTCTCAGCCTTGAGGAATCCCTCCTTCAGGGAACCGGACGAATTGCTCTTAACGGCGGTCGTGTTGATACCGGCATTTGCTCCTACTCGACCTATACTGCTTTGATCACTTCGTTGGGATCGAAGGTTCAGTACATCGATGAAAAGATCGGTGAGATTGGATTCCGTGGCGTGCAAGTCAACGGTGCTAACACCGTTATGAGCGTGTTCCCGGATCGCAATTGCCCGGACGGCGTCATTTATTGCTTAGAGATAGATTCTTGGATTATTCGCTCCCAGGGCGATAGCGTTCACATCCTTAAGTACATGGATGAGATCGAAATTCTGCGCATTCCAGGCGTAGATGGAGCTGAACTCCGCGTGGGCGGTTACAAAAACCTGTATACGAACAAGCCGGGTCATAACGGCGTGATCAAAGTACAGCTTCAAGAGTTCTAATTGTTTTTAAAAACAACTAGTTCTCTCTAGTTTTGGGGGGGATAGACCATTTCTGATCTATCCCCTTTTTGTCACTTTTACATAAGAGTGAACACACTCGCTTCCTTGGGGGCATCGAAGTTGAGTTAAACCACCCACCTCTCAAAGAGAGGTTTCAAAAGGTGACCTATGAGTAATCGTCGCAATATTCAATTTATGTACACTCCGCACAATAAGGCCACGACCCTTGATTGTAGCTTTGTTGTGGATTCTGCTAATGGAAATGGTCTTGGAATCCGTTCTTTAAAGAACTCGGGAAGAATTTCAAGCGTATTTATGCACACGACGGCCACGCCTGCCATCGGAAATCCTAATCCGAACAATGGTTACATCGTTGTTAATCTTCAGGATAATTATAACCGCTATCTTGGCGGATATTCTGGCTTCGTTTCTCCTGTTTCTGGCACCCCCATCCTGGTCGCCTCTGCTGGAGTCACTGCTGGCTTGGTTTACGTAATCGTTTCGTTAGGAACCACTTCTGCCACAGGCTGGCAGAGCTTGGGTCTTCCGGCTGGAATTACTCCTGCTGTGGGCGTTAGCTTTGTTGCTACTGCGACCACGACCGCAGCGGGCACTGGAGCGGTTGAAGTTCCTGCTACTGCTGGTTCTGGCGTAGATCACATCGAAGTCATTGGGGATGCAAACCTAATGAATAACAACGGTGCTATTATTTTAGGCGCTGGTTCAGGGATGCAGATCATCATGGCGTGTTTTAAGAACACGGTATTGACGGCTCCAGTAGACGGAACAGTCATTGGGATGAACTTCTACATGAATGACTCTGCACAAGGAGTCTAAGATGTTAATCGATGATTACAAGAAAAACGCGGTTACTCTTATCGGGCGCAGAAACTCTAAAGGAGAGCGCACGATGGAGCCTACCCCAATGAAGAACGAAGAAGTTAAGGATGAAAATGGTGAGCTAGACTCTAGACATCTAGCTGCTCAGGAGATTCTTGCTGCGCATCACTCTGGTTCTGCAGAGAAGATGTCTCAAGCTCTTGCGAACTTCATTGATATTCACATGAATCATCCCGCTTCTTCGGAAGGATAAGGGGGCTTAAGTGTCAGTACCGCCAATCGGTGCAGTAGTAACGCCTGCAAATTTCCAGGCGATGTCAGCACAAGGGCAGGTGCTCCTTACATGGTCGCAATCTCCTCTTGTAACCACATATTATATTAATAGATCGACCGACAACGCGACATTTTCGAACATTGCACAGACTTCAAGTCTTCAATACTCGGATACTACTGGAACAGTCGAATCGATCTATTACTATCAAGTGCAAGCCTCAAATGGCACTGCATCCTCTTATCCGACCGCATCTCTTTCGGGAATCTCTTTAAAACCTGGTCAGACTACCGTTGCAAACCTAAGACTAGAGGCGCAACAGAGAATGGATAGGGTTTATGCTGGGAATATCACCACCCAAGAGTGGAATTCTATGATCTCGCAAAGCTACAAAGAGCTTTACGATATTATTATCCAGAAATTTGGTGATGATTACTTTATTGCTCCTCCTGTCACTTATTTGACGACGGGTCAAATTGATCCCGTATATCAAGCTCAGGTTTTCCCCTTGCCGGCCGACTTCTAC